TTCTGTCTTTTCGGTTCGTAAGGAATCGGCATTTTCATCAATAAATCAGCCATATTATTTTAAATTAGTTTTTCTTTGTTTATTATCATAAATATATCCAAATGGAAAATATTTTTATTGACTTTCTGAAATTAAATCTTTATCATTATATTCCAGTCTAGTTTATTTAATTCTAGTTAATTTAACTAGTTTTTTTAATTATTTATTTAATACTAGTTCTTAATATCTTATTAATATTCTTTTTTTATTCCTCCTGATGTTGAATAAGTTTTAACAATATTGTCCGGTTTGTCTTTAAAATGTTTTTTCATAACCTCTACATTTCGGATGTCATCATCAGAAAAACCAATTGTCGGTTTTGTAGGAACAAAATTATTGCTTACCTCTTTTTTTAAATACACTTTTTTATCTAAATCATAGGCCATTTTTTTAATGTATTCCACAAATTTCTCCATCGCACGAACTTTCGCCTCTTCAGGATTGGCAGCACCTTCTGCGTCATTATAAGAAACTGGATAGTATCTATTCATATTTAGATAAGTTTTAATTAATTCATCATCACTCATGTCTTCATCATCATTAATATCTCGATACTTTCTTAAGTTTTTAACTAACTCATCTTTATCAATACCATTAAACCCTGATATGATATAATTATATACCGCCTCTTTCAACGTATTAGGATTGTGACCTCTTGCGGTTATAATAGAAAATATTGAACCATTGTTAATAGCCTCTCTAAAATCATCAAATGCAGGTCCTAATTTGGCTCTCATTGCATCAATTAAAAAATCTTTATCACCTGGTGTTTGGAAATTTTTAAATGGTTCGTCACTATATCCTACAATAGTTTCACCTTTATAGTTAAATGGTTCATCACCTATTTGATGTCTATACTCAGCAAAATCATCAGTACTCATACCTATCTCATCACCATCTTCATTCTTAAGGATAATCTTAGTTGGCATATGAACAACATTATCATCCCAATCGAAAGCATAATACTTCATATCGGGTGTTCCCATTTCATCTATTCCTTCATTTAATCTAATCTTTCTCATAATTGGCTAAAAAGTGGGGACGTATCCCCACTTATGGTTTTTATTAAATATTCTCGAACGAAGCCCCTGTTGGGGTAATGAAGAATTCAATATCAATGAATTCTAACGCTTTCGTCGGTTTCAAGTAAATTTTACCTGTTAATGTATTTCTATCTAAATCCTCAGGAGATGATGAAACTGTTACACGGAAATCATATAAACCTCGGTCTCTTCTGATTGAATCTAAGATAGGGTTAACACTATCTAAGAATTGTTGTCTAACAACTTGGTCGTTTTGTTCAAACAATAATCTTACCGCTACAGCTGATATTAACTTACGAGCTTGAAGTAATAATCTTCTTACATTCAATCTGTTAAGTGCTGTGTCAGCAACTTGTAATGTTTTGTTACCCCAAATAACCGTACCAACATCAGAGAAAGTTGCAATAGGGTTTATTCTACCTTGATACAATGTATCTCTATCTTCTTGAGTCAATTTAACTCTCGCTTTAACAGAATTTACAAGACCTCTTGTGTAACCCGCTGATGCGAACCATGGGAAAGCAATGTTGTCTGTTAATGCTAAGTTTCTACAAACTTCACCTGTTGCAGGTAAATAAATTTGTGTATTATTAACTGTATCTCTTGTTAAAATCCAAGGATAGTAAGTTGCCGTATAGTTAGAGTCAATTCCTGTATTATCTAAGTTATCAACCGCCTCTTGGGAATAGATAACATCTTGTGGGTTTGTTGAATCCGGTGTGTACATTCTATAATCAGGGGTTGTTGTAATATAAACAGAATCCGCTCTTTGGAATTGAACCATATCAATTGTTTCTTCAACTAAGTTTGAGTTATTAACATAATCAATACTTGCTGTTGCTAATACATTAATATTAGTAGCTTCAGGATTCGAAAATGTTAATATACCAAGTAAGTAAGCGTAATAGTCAGTGTTTGCAAAATCTTGAGTATTATTTTCAACAACAATACGTTTGAATAAACCTTCACCCGTCGCATTTGGATATCTTGTTGAAACCGATGCTCCTGCTAAAAATCCTGATTGACCTAATTGGAATCTATCTTCATTTGTACGATATTCTCTATAAATGTCCCATCCATCAAATCCACCAGCAAAACATAAAGTATATTTTCTTGAGTAAATGAAATAGTATGGATTTTCTTGAGTTTCAGGGTCTGTTCTAAACTCAGCTACACCACATTCAAAAGCAGTTTGACCACTTGTGTCATAACTATTTGAAATTGTAACAACTGTTGCTCCTGAGTCCATGTGGAAACCTTTACTTACATAGTTCCAAGCAGCACCTTCAACAGGTGTTACAGAGTTAACCCAAGACGCAGGATTTTGCCTTCCTTTATATGATAAGAATGATTCATCGATACCATATTGTGTTGAGAAACCTAAATAAGTTCTTCTAACAATGTCACCAGGTGATTCAACTAAATTTGAACTACCAGTAGCATTTCCAAATGGTGGGTTAGCAATTGTCTCACCCGGGAAAAAATATTTTGTTTTAAATACAGGGTATGGAGATGGATTAGTCACTGAGTCATATTCTCTTTGAGTATAACCTTCAAAACCACATGGTATTGCATCAATTGGTGCCTCATCGGCCAACTCAATCATAACATATTTTGATAATAATGCGTACTCACCATTAGTTGAACCTATTTTCTTAGCAACAAAGTTGTTAGAGAATGGGTCCATATTACAGTTAGTGAATTTCTCAATAACAACCGGATTAGAATCAGTGTCAAAGAAATTTCTAACTAAAACATCAAATGTCATATTGTTAAACGATAAATTTGATATAGACACCTTAACTTCAGTGTTCGCAGCATTACCATCAGAGATTGAAACAAATTTAAATAATTTATAAACTTTATTACCTCTTAATTCTGACACTAAATAAGGTGTACTTGGTGATTGGTATCTTTCAACACTATAAGCAATTGAATTTGATTGTTCACTTCGAGCTTCCGGTAATGCCACTAATTCAGGATTAATACCTTTAATATAACCTTGATTGAAAGCATATGCCAATGAACTTGGATAAATTTCTTCAACAAACAAAGGAACCTCATTTCTTGATTTACCAAAGTTATCCACACCTAATACTTTTGTAATAAATTTAGATGAAGTCGCCGATAAATTAGTTTCAAATGTGAAAACATCACCATCTTTTGTTACACCTGATAAACCGAATGATGCAAAAGGATTTTTATCAATATCTGCATATTGGTCAGTACTCAAAATTGTAACATTATTTTCATTATTTACTTCATATATTTGTCCGTGATTATCACTTGACGAACTATTAGTATATAATGAAATACCTCTTGAACGAAGTGTTGCCACAACCATATTGTTAAATTCAGTATATGCAGTACCAATAAATCTATAATAATCACCTGAAATTGTACCTGAAAAAGTTTGTTCGTTACCTACACCTGTAACTGATAAAGCACTTATATTATAATCAAATGAATATCCTGTATAAGCATTACCTGTAAAATTGTTAAAATTAGCATAAAACCATGGGTCATTTTCAGATGCCGATAAATCGTTAGTTGCTAAGTTATTCGTATCTGAACCAAATTCATTTACAACTGTTGTGTAATTATCCGTGATATCATTATAATCAGTTTCAGGAATTGCTCCATAAATAAATGCTGTTGAAGCAGTTAAAGTATTATTATCAACTGCATTATAAATATTTGCAGTGAAATCAGTGTTAAATGTAGAAGTACTACCATCAGATAATCTATATTGAGTATTTAAATTTGCCTGAATCGCCAATGGAAATGAGCCTGAAACAAAATCAACAGTACCACCACTTGTTGCACCTGTAAAACTTCTATTCCAAGATGTAACACTCGTTGGGCTTTGAATTATTGTTGTTGGGTCAACATTTGCCGTAACTCTAATACTCCAAGACGGACCAGCATCATATCCTGACAATCCTAAGATTCTTGTCACGAACAACTGATTCGATTGTTGTAAGTATGATTTAGCGATGTAAGCCGCTTCATATTTAGGGATTTGTGTGTTAACAAATTTGGTTGGTTCTGTTCCTCCGAAAAAGGCTTGGAATTCGTCGTAGTTTGTTATGAATACCGGTTCAAATGCAGGACCTCTTAAAGTCTCACCAACTAAACCTAGGGTAGTAACACCCACACTTTGTGCTACGAATGATAAGTCAGTTTCAGAAGTGTACACACCCGGTGAAACGAAAACTTTTTGATTTGCTTGTGCTGTTGCCATTATCTAATTATTCTATTGCAGATTTATTTTATAGATAAATATTCAATAAAATATCAAAAAACTTTACTTTTAGATATGTATTTGTAAAGAGTATGAATTAATTCTACCTTTTTTCTACCTATGAAAGAGACAAAAGAAATCAAGAATATTAAAATTGACCCCGCCGTACACAACATACTGAAAAAGTATTGTGAAAAGCGAGGATTAAAAATTTATAAGTTTTTGGAAAAATTAATCGTAGAAACCTGTAAAGAGAAGAAAGATATCTACGGAGAGGATTAAACTAATAAGTTTTCAAACTGAATTGTTGACTCTAAACTATCATCAGTTTTAGTAACATCAATACGTAAAATATCATTAGTGGTTATTTGAATATTTTGAACATCCGTACCAAAATAATCTCCATTAATATAGACATCATACGAATCGACATTAACCCAATTTGAAAAAGAAAGATTTGCTGTATACGCGACTAAATCGCTTAAACTATCATTACCTACAATAAATAAATAATTCTCTAAAAACTCATTTGGATTTTTTGGAAATTTTTCTCTTTTTGTATTACCCGTTCCTGTTAATTCCATAAGTTGAGTTACTCTGGCAATTGCAGGTTTTACTTCAAACTCTTCTTCATCAATCAAATAACCTAACATTGTAAAATCATATGATTGAACATAATACTTTCTCGAGTCCAAATTCATTTGAGATTCATCCGAAACATTACTCATTATAATTGGAACGTATTGACCTTTGATAAAAGTATATGCCTGTCTTGATGAGAATTTTTGCATAATCACCTTATTCAACTGATTAAGTTCTCTCATACGATTACAAATAATTTTTACACTATAATTGATATCAACAGGAACCGGTTGAGGTATTGTGTAGATATCCATTCCCTGTTCGTTTCCATTCCAAGTTGGAACTGATGCGTAGTAGAATTGTTTTCTATCAGGGATTGTATATTGTAATGATGGGTTGGTACCAAACTTAACTTCAGGACTTCTAACCACTGTGATAAAGGGCGGGGAAGGATTGTAATCTAAATCCACAAATAACGCAGTCTCAAGGTATTGAGTCCAGTTTTGTGTTGTGATTATAATATCAACCATTGGAACTATTTTTCCTGCGGTGACAACCTCTAAATCAGTTTTAACAAAATCTAACATTCCTCTATCTAAATCGGCATGTAATACCGACTTAGGTAAATAAGTTCCGTTTTCATTTATGTATTCTAACAATTGTTCCCTACGAGCAGACAATGTCTTCTGTGGGACTAATGGTAATGTTGGTATAACTTTTTTTGGTAATGGCATTTTATTTCTTAACTACAAATAATTTATTTTGTGAATTTATCATATCCACTTCAGTGGCACTATAAATTGGTTCTCCACTTGATTTATAAACAAATGAATCATACTTGTACGGGTTATAGGTAATAATCATATCTGATGACGGGTCCGGAATATTATCACAAGGATATTCACAGAAATCAATTAAATCACCAATAACAAACGCATGGACATTCTTTGATTTTTCTGAACGAACTCTGTCTTTTCCACCTTTTCTAACTCTAAACTCAACATCACCTAACTTAACATAATCGGCGTGCATGATTACTTTAGATTTATATGTCACCGAAAATGTGTGTTTGTGAAGGTTATAATAAACCATAACTCTTTTTCCAATATAATCTTCTTCAGAATTATTGTGACCACATTTATGACAGATGTAAGGGTCGTCACCACCATCGGCTAAATCCCATGACCAACCACACTCATCACAAATTACTTTATCTTTTGTGACAATTTCAAATATTCTTCTTATCTGAGATTCTGTTACTAATACTTTCATTATCAATAATGAGTTGATACCGATTTAACCGGTAAATTAAAATTATCTTGAACCCATTTTTTCATAGGCTCTTTCCAAAGATTATCGAATATAGTGTCTAAATGTTCAGCATATTTACCCATAACTTCTAAAATTGGTGCGTTATTTCTAAACGATTCACTATTTGAATAATAATCCATACCAAAATAATAAAAAACTATATCAGTATCATCTTCTCCATTCCATTCTCCTTTAAAGAACATTAAAAAGTTTTCATCTTCTAGACCCTTATAACCATCCTCATCTTCATCATAACCATAAACCCAATCCATTTCACTTGGGTTTAGATAACTATCAAGATATCGATAGATTGCGTTAAATAATTTACTCTCTGTTATTATGTATTCCATTATATCCCTCTAAATTCGTTTTCACTCACATAAGTTGCGGTGATTGTTCTATAGAATGGTTTGTATCCACCATAAGTATGTTTATTATCAGACCTAACATATCCATCGTCACTTACCACATAATATCTAACTCGGTCTTCAGTTTCATAATAACCAAGATAATCACCAAAAAATATTTCAACACCCAAATCATCAAGAGTTTTTTGATAGATTGAAAACTTCATATTTCCCGGTTCTTTCATTTCAAGTTTAGAACTGGCAATTAATTTAGGTGAAGGTGCCATTACCTGAACCAAACCTTGTAATTCAACAGGGGCCATAAATTGGATACCATCTTCAGTTACCTCACCATAAACATCATCTGTTTTGGTTTTATATCTGTCGATACGATATAAGATTACTGTGAAGTTCATATCCCCCAATAACCACTCCTCACCCATACCGATGTCTAAAGAGTAATCCTCCGCTCCGAAGAATTTACCTAATCTTGTAATTGGAACTAATTTTTGCATATATTGATAAATACTTCAATATCAACTATATTTAATTCAAATATTTTTTGTATAGATGGATGTAAGTCTCGAGTCAAAAGCATTGTCCCTATTGGAAACCTATGAAGGTGGTAATAACTACCTGATTGAGTTAAAACGAAAGTCTCAATTAAATAGAAAATTTTATCCCACAAGGAGTCAATCAGAATACATTATTAACAATCATGATAAACAACCCAAAGTCGCTAAGAAATGGGTCATTCTTGACGCTTACTTCGCACAGAAACTAGCAGACGATAAACTATACACCGAAATTCCACAAAAAGTTTGGGTTGAAAAACTATTATCTGATAAGGAAAAGGCATTTCATATTTGGGGTAAAGTTTTTGAAAATGAGGAACTTCACCATTTTTGGTTA